ATAATTAGTACAAAAAAGGTACTAAGGGTGCAAAAAGTAGAAACCATTTGCAGAAGATGGTTGTGTAGGCCATAATCTTTCTTTATGTTGCTCACTTCTATTTTGAAGACAAAAGTTCTGCGCGAACGTTTCTTCAAATGAAGGGAAGTTAGGAGGTAAGAGTCCTCCTGTAAGCAACTCGAAGTATCGCATCTGTCGATGTGATGGTTTAACTTTCTTTGATAATTCAATCGTTATGAAGTCGTAAACATCTTTGCAGGTGTTATACACTTCGATTGATGAGCCCATTGATGCTTGAGCGATTCCAATCGCAGCAGAAGCAGTTGCTTCTAGAGATTGAGGGTGCTCAGGGTAGAGAAGGTGAGCTAATAGTAAGGCAGGATCTCGATAAGCGAGTCCACCAGACTTATTCGCATAAGAAAGAACTGATACTTCAGAAAGGTGATTTCCGATGTAAGACTTTTTATGTGAAAGTTTAGCATTGAAGCGTTTAAAAGCTTCGTCTCTTAGGGTTTTCAAGAAAGAGGGTTGTTGATGAGGTAGAATCCATTCAGCTAATCCAGTGAGAGAGTCATCGCCTTGAACTGTAAATTCAAAGTTATCACTTTCTATGTTGATATTTGCTGCAGACAAACAGGTAAGAGTCATAATTGTATTAACAAAGCTATCAAGAAGTTGAGTCTGTTGAAAGCCAGACGCGATTCCATTGAATTGCCATTGGTATAAATTACGATCAGGAGTCATAATGTGACTGTGTTTCACATTATAGCACATCCAAGTCCACAGATTTTCGATCTTTTCGGGATTAACAGAAGCATTGGGGTAGTAAGAAGTTGGTTCGTACTTTGAAAAGTCAAACCAGCTACGCCACATGTTGTGAATGTCATCTATGATTGAGTGTAGAGCTCGTCGGTCAAACTGGCTCCAGTCAATAGAAAGATAAGTCATACAACGTTTGTGAGTAAACTTATTGTAAAGTTTTCTCCATCCACCGCGCATCGTTTCAAATCCCCATAGCATAGGGCTGTTTCCGAAGTTGAGATAGTCTTTCTGAATATTCCAG